TATGCGACTTGCAAGCTCATCGGCAGCTTTATCTTTGAAACCACTTGGAGCAGGAGTACTAGGCGCTCCAGCACCTCCACCTCTGATAGGAGGAGTAGGTGGCTTTGTGGTAAAATCCCATCCAGCATGTACAGCAGATATATATTCACTTTTATAATTATGAATGGATGTACGTGGATCTTGCCATGTACTAGTTCCATCAGGTTTGATATAATATGTTTGGCCTGGCCTTTGTTGTTTGCTCACGCTTTCATTCCATCCTGGTGGAAGAGGTCCATTGCCATGATTCCAGTCACCTTCTGCCAATTGAGTAGCAAGTATAATATTATCCTGTAGATGCAACTGTGTCAGTGTTTTCGACATCACTCACTATCTAAACCCCTAAAACAAATATATTTTAGATGACAGACGCTTCCAGTCAGAAAATTTTCAACCCATGGAATCTAAAAAACAAAGACATAACGACGCAAGATGTTGAAAGCATCATGCATCGCTATGGTTCCCCCGATTTCAAAGTGAAAGAACTCAAATGGTTCGCTCAAGCCTGTGTTCATAAATCCTACGTAGACCGGCCCGAAGCCTGGGCTGAGCAAGGCCAGGCTCAAGGCCAGGGTCAAGGCCAAATGTTAATGACAGAGAGACCTGATGGATGTCTTCCTTTGAAACAAAAAGATAACGAAGAGCTGGAATTCGCCGGGGATTCTGTATTATCAGCCATTGTAGGTAAATATCTAAAGATGCGGTACCCTGGTCAAGGCGAGGGATTTCTCACCAGCCTTCGTACCCAAATTGTCAACAATAATACTCTGGGAGAACTCGCAAAGAAAATCGGCTTCTCGCCTTTCCTCATTCTCAGTCGCCACGTAGAGGAAGTCTGCGAGGGCCGCAACAATCTGAGAATCCTCGGCTCCATGTTGGAAGCCTGGATTGACGCCATCATGGAGCACGAAGGGAATGAGGGCGTTGCCTATGACATGGCTCGCCGTTTCTTCATATCCATCATAGAGAAGCACATCAATTTCTCCAAGCTGATCGCTGAAGACAATAATTTCAAGGATCAACTCCTACGCTACTTCCAGGCCAAATTCCACCAACCCCCCAGATACAAGGAAGTGAAAGTGGAGGGCCCGCCCCATGACCGTACATTCACTATGGGCGTCTTAGATCCTAATGGCAAAGTCGTCGCAACCAGTACGGCCAGAAACAAGAAGGTTGCAGAGCAGGAGGCCAGCAGACTCGCGCTAGAGGCCTACACTAAGAAAACATAGTCAGATTCTAGATATGGACGGCGTGCCTCCCAAGTTCACGCCCTTTAAAAAGTTGAAAGTGGCTCTTGCCTTGGAACCGACGCCGATGCCTATTGATGAAAAGACAGATCTCACCGCCTTTTCGCCGACACCGTTCCGAACAGGGGTTGTGACAGAACCTGGTATGGACGGTTTGAAGGGTCACGAGGGGATAGCAGAAGAATTTGAGATGTTTGGAAGACGGAAGCGCGAAAAGAAAGCAGGTGAACCCGCTAAGGTTCTTAAAAAAGAACCAATACCCGAGGCGGTTGCCCGCATCAAGGCAGTACAAAGTGCTGTTAGTAAAGCCAAGTCAAAAGCAAAGGCTTCCGGTACTGGTAAACCATCTCTATATTCACGTTATGATGCAGAGTCCAGGCAAAAACAGGATGCTCTAGTTAATGAGTTACCTGAGGTACTACAAGAAGAATCCAAGGTTATATTGGATATAGAACGCGAAAACCCTTATATTGTTGATCCACCCCCCGAGACATTTACACCTCTTACCCGCCGTGGATTTGGCAAATTTCTCTATGACAATTATCGCCCCATATTTCCAACAAAAGAGGAGCGTAAATTGGACGTGGCTACCTGTGCTGCAAAAGGTGAAGAGGGTTCTAAAGAAGTAAAAATCTACCATTACCAGGCATTCATTCGGGAGTATCTTCGGTATGAATCACCATATAGGGGTCTCCTTGTATATCACGGTCTTGGCAGTGGTAAGACGTGTTCGGCGATTGCAGCCGCCGAGGCCCTCTTTGGAAATCGCGGCATGAAAGTGATTGTCATGACCCCCTATAGTTTGCGGGATAACTTCATCGGCGAGATCACATTTTGCGGATTCAAACATTTTCGCTTACAGAATCATTGGACGCCATTATCTCTACTCCCCGGCTCTATTCCAGAACCTAAAATGGTACAAATGTTTGCACAAAATGTCTATGGTGTACCCGAGGCATATTTTGCCAAACGCTCACGGAGTCGGTCCCAACTCACGCGCATTTGGATACCCGATTTTGAAGAAGCACCCAATTATGACTCATTAAATCCTGAAGAAAAAGATGAGATTCAGACGCAATTGAAGGCCACTATTGAAAATAGGATAAAGTTTATTAATTACAACGGTATTTTGGCTAAAGAATTAAAAGAAATGGTATGTTCAACTCCTGATATTTTTGATAATTCTGTTATTGTCGTTGATGAAATCCATAATTTGACCCGCCTAATCCAGGGCACTCTAGAACACCCATTTACTAAAGCCAAACCCAAAGAAATCTTGACCCCTGACCGAATACCGTTACCTCAATGCGGTTTAATGGGCAAATATAGCCGTGGATATCTTTTTTACCGCTTATTTATGAATGCCAGAAATTGTAAAATAATTGGCCTTTCAGGTACACCACTCATCAATTTTCCTGAGGAGTTAGGTATAATGATGAATATAATGCACGGGGCTATACAAACAATTGAATTCAATGTAGCGGTTGAGGCAATGCGTGATGTGCGTACTGCTATAGAGAAGGCTGTAGCAGCAGACGAGAACATAGATACAGTATTTTTTACGGCTTCAGAAGGCTCTATGACCATTATGTTATCACGTCTACCAGAGCAATTTGTCAAAGTTTTTGGGAGTATTGATGATAAAGAATTATCTGAATCCAAATTATCTGAAGGAGATATATTAGGCATTAAACGTCGTGATCCCCTTCAGCCAATTCCCACACTTCAACAAGTATGGGATAAGTTTTTTAAAACCCTCCAAGCGGACAAAATTGTTGTAAAAGGTGCACCATTGCTCAAAGCACAAGAACTTTTACCTACATGGGATACACTTTTCCGCGCCGCATTCTTGCAAGAGGATGGTATAACATTAAAAAATACGCGCGTACTTCAAAAGCGTATTCGGGGACTTGTTTCCTACTACCGTGGAATCCAGGGGAATGTTATGCCCAAGGTTACCAAGGATGAGATTGTAGGAATACCTCTTACCGGATATGCACTCAAGATATATAATAAGGTCCGAAACCAGGAGATTCAAATTGAAATGAGTAAACCAAAGGCTGATCTGGCTGTTGCAGATGCAATATGGGCCGAGATTGGTGAACTTGCTCAGATGAAGACATCGAGTAATTATCGCATGGCTAGCCGACAGGCTTGTAATTTTGCATTTCCCGAAGGACTAAGTCGCCCTAGACCAGGCACACAAGAAGAACAGGATGTGGAAACGGGTAAAGATAGAGATATGGTGGTGGAAGCCGATATAGAAGGAAAAGTTGCTGGAAAAGATGATGGAGATGCAGGATCTGTTGCTGATGAAGATGATGAAGAGGCAAAAGTACAGGCGCAGTTAGCAAACCCTAAGAAGGGGCAACCCAAACTTTTAGTCAAAGGTAGTAAGGAGGCTATGGAGGCGTATAAACGTGATATAAAACTTGTGAAAATAAAGTTGCGTGAGATGGGGCAGACACATTTATTGTTGCAGGGGGCTGGTGAAAATAATCTTCAAAAATATAGCCCCAAGTTTGCCGCAATTCTCAAAAAAATAATGGAACTCCCTGGGTCAAGTTTAGTCTATTCCACCTTTTTGGAAATGGAGGGCCTAGGTATATTTGGAATTTGTATGGAGGCTAACGGATTTGTACCGATTGAAATTGTTGCTGGTGCGGACGGTAAATTGAAATTCAGTGATCGTACCGCGGCATCTTTGGCAAAAGGTCCCAAAGTTAAAGAGAATCGTTACATTGAATTCACAGGTGTAGGCTCAAAAGAGCAGCGGGGGGCTACTGTCAACACATTCAACGCCAGGTTGGACAAAATGTCTCCTGCCATGGCGGCAGTACTTAAAAACGCTGGCTGGGAGAATAATTTTGATGGAGGGCTTTGTCGGGTCTTTGGTATAACGGCCGCGGGTGCTGAGGGTCTTTCCTTGAAGGCTGTCCGTGGAGTACATATTATGGAACCATATTGGAATTCCGTGCGCACACAACAGGTAAAAGGTCGTGCTGTGCGCATTTGTTCCCATATGGATTTACCCGTTGACCAACAAAATGTAGAAATTTATACGTATTGTACAACTATACCTGATGAAGCAGTTGTGGCACAAGCCATTGATAAGACTGTTGAACGGAGTGATCGCTTTTCCGTGAAAGAGGCTGTCCTACTTGGGGTACCTGTTCCAGACAAGATGGCGCCTGGTGAGAAAGTGCCTGAGGGCCTATTTTTAGAGGTGGAGAAGATGCCTGAGCCGCTAGTTGGACCGGGTGCACAAGGAGTAACAGAGGGGCCTGTAAAATTTGCCACGAATATTCTTAATGAATATCGCGGATTTTCTAATTTTGCCCCTTCACCCATTGTAATGGCAGGTAAACGTTACAAAACAGTGGAACATTATTATCAGGCCATGAAATTCACTGAGGATTTAGCATGGCAAGAGGCTATTCGTGTAGCGGAGGATGCAAAGAAGGCAAAACAACTTGGTAAATCTAAAGACCATCAGATTCGTGCAGATTGGGATAGTGTACGCGAAAGTGTCATGATAGATGGGTTGCGTGCTAAATTTCAACAAAATCGAGGTCTCCTAGACCTGTTGAAATCTACTGGGACACGGCCCATTATACATGCATCAGTTAATGCGTATTGGGGTGAAGGGCGCACAGGTAAGGGTAAAAACCGTATAGGAAAATTATTAGAGCAAGTTCGTGAGGAGTTGCGAGAGTATATAATAGCAGAGGCAGTTGGAGATCAAGTCGCTGCAACAGGGAGTGATTTTCTCGGTATGAATGAAGATGAAGATGAGGATGAAAATGAAAAAAATATGCATGCTAGTGGTTCTCTAGTGAGTGATGAACTAAGCAATAAATTACCCGAGCCTGAAGTTACAGAAACTACAATTCGTGTCGGCCCAAATATTCAAAATAAATATAAGGCACTCAGTAACTCTGCAATAATTCCTATTGAATTTACAACCGATTCAGGTACATTCATATATCCTTCTATAGAACATATTTACCAGGCTTTAAAATATGAGGGGACTGACCCAGAATGGCAAAATCGTATACGTGCCGCAAAGACAGTTGAAGAAGCAAAATTACTTGCTAGAACACCTGGTCACAAAAAAGATCCATTATTTGATAGATTTTTAAGTAGTAGAATAACCAAGGCACTAAAAATAAAATTTACAGATAAGGCCCTAAAAAACCTTTTAGTTTCAACCAAAGATAAAAATATAGTTGATATTAATTCAGAGGAACCAGAGTTAATGACAGAACTACTTGATAGAGTTCGGAACATCAATGATGACGAATTACCGGATTTAGCTGAACTACCGCAAATTGGCGGTCTTAGAAATGATGAAGAAAAAGAAGAAGGTGGTGATTCCCGTGAATTTATTATTACGAGTGACCAAAAGGTCCTTATTATTAGTTTGCGTAAAGAGCGTGTAATTAATTCGCTTCAGAAACTCATGAAAACCGTGGCTGTGGATTGTTTATTAAATTTTGATGATAATAATGATGGTACATTCAAATGTCTAAATCTAGGTGATTCTATTGGGAGTTTTGCGTATCACCCCGACCTACAAAAAGATATTCAGGAAACAGAGGCGGCATTTAGACTTGAAGGTGTGACAGTTAAACCACTTCCAATGAAAATGGCTATAGTAGCAGCACCAGTAGCAGCACCAGTAGCAGCACCAGTAGCAGCACAAGTAGCAGCACCAGTAGCAGCACCAGTAGCAGCACCAGTAGCAGCACCAGTAGCGGAAAAATCTCGTCTTAAAAAATTCACCTATCGTAAACAAGAATATCGTGCTATACAAAAGATAGACGAAGCAACTAAAACCGTTATTGGCTACGTAGTATATGACATAAATGATTTATATGGTGATTCGCCACCAATTGGCTTTGTGAAATCAAATCCCAAGGGTATACCTGCGGGTAATATTGGGCCTGTGCCCTAAGGCTGGGCCACATATAAAGACATCCTATTCCTATAAATAGATGTCAGATCATATAGACGGTGAAGCAACAAGTCTGAATGCAAATGGCTGTTTAGACTATATTGAAGGCTATATGCCATATTCTATGAAAGATAATGAAGGTATATATATAAATGAAGATGATTTCAAAAGGTTCTATTCTAAAGCTCGGGGTCAAATAACAAGAGATAATCAATTTGGCAATCTTATTTTTTATTTTGCATCTGATCCAGAAGGGCCAAAGACCTGGCTAGATATTGGGACTTGGAACGGGCGCGGTACAACTACATGTATTCTAGATGGGTTTCAGGAATCTGGTATAGCTTCTGTAAAAAAGTGTGTAAGCGTGGAACTACACCCATTCATGCATAATGTGGCCTCAGAAAACCTGAAGAATCATCCAGCCATTTCTTCTGTAACATTTCTAAAGGGCACTCTAGGGGGTAATAGAGCTCATGATCATCTTATATTACCAAGTAAAGTGTCAATTGCCACAGATATGCATTACCGTATAAATTACGAGACGGATATGGCGCTCTGGAATCAGGCCTTAGCCAATCCTGTTGAGTTACCGTTTGAACCTGAAGCGGCCGTGTTAGATGGAGGCGAATACACTGGCTATGTGGACTGGCACTATTTACCAAAGGGTAAATTAAAATGCGTATTCCTAGATGACACAAATGTCCTTAAAAATGAAAAAGTGCGTAAGGAACTTTTAGAGAGTCCAGAGTGGGTGTTGCTAAAAGAGAATACAAGCGATAGAAATGGGTGGTCCGTGTTTGTTAGAGTAGGTACCACTAAGTAGCGAAGTTAAGTACTCCACGGTACCAAGGTAAAAATTGATCGGTCGCAAACAACATAAAAAGGTATATCAAATCATGACATCATCTTGGAGTCCTGCTGGCTGCTTTCAAGACACGCAAAATATGGGCTTCAGGGATCCCGATTGTATCCGTGAAGGCGGTATTGAGAACCAATTGGATGTAAAGGCGCCTCAGATTCAGATTTCTCTGAACAAGGGCACCAAGACATCCCCACCTCTTATCCTATTTGCAGATTCGGGGCCCGGTATGACACCCGAGCAACTCAAAGCATCTCGTCGCCTCTTCAATCGCAAGGAGGCCAGTGATGAGAAAAATGGCTGCTTCGGTATTGGTGGAAGCGTGGCCAGCAGTCAACTCACTAGACTACAGGGAAAGGCAACACGTTTGAGCAAGATTCAGGGTTCACCCCTTAACCAACTCACTCTAGATTATCCTACAATTATAAAAAATGATCAGTACGAACTTCATGTACATGAGGCCACAAAGGCGATGCACGACATCTGGGAGAATCATGCTTTAAATAAGGAGAATGGCACTCTTGATATCTTGGAGTGCCCTGATTCTGTTGTGGCTGATATGGTGGCAAAACTCCCCGGAGAGAATCTGGGACGCATGTATGCCGAGTATCTGGCTGAGGGTACTAAGATCACCGTCATGGCTGATAGTAAACTCCTTCTGAACCTCGTTGCCGAGGACGTGAATGATGAGAAAAACGCCACACATGTGGAGAAGTATGAAGTGGCAGTATGGACGAAGGGTCCGGGCCCGACCGTGGTTGTACAGTTCAAGAATGGAAAGGGGCAGCCGATCTATCTGGACAAGGTGGGTGGAAAGCAAAAGAGTGGCGACCTTTTGAAGGATGGCTTCCTGAAGATGGGTACTATTCTGTGCACGAGTAGCATTCGGTTTACCTTACCCAAGAATGATGGTAACTGGCGGCACGAGCAGGGTGGCTATTATCTCAAGCGTGTAAAGAAAATTATTCAGAGGTATCCTGTTATCTTTCCTAACGCGGGTGACTTTAATGAGCGTGAAATTAAGGCAGCTTCTAGGCACGTATGGAAGTTCCCTACAAGTTTGGATGCTTTGATGGGGGTTGAGATCAACAAGTCGCGGGTAAACAAGGACAATATTCACCCTTTGATCCTTACAACTCTGGAGGATTTGGCAGATAAGTTTTCGGGGAGGTTTTGGAAGACGAC